CCATGTCCACGACATAGTTGATGTTCTGGGGCGTCCAGGTCGTGGGATCTGGAGCGACCTGCTGCAACATGAGGTCGATCTCTGGACCCCAGCGCCTGAAATCATCCGTTCGGCGCATCGCCACCAACTCTTTGGCTTGTTGGGCGAGCGTCGAGGCCTGGGCCTGGAGTCTCGGCTGGAATTGCGTGGCCGCCAGATAGTCCGCGTACTGTTTGGTCGCCTTGGCCGGATTATTCAGAAAGTCTTCATCTGTGGGTGGAGCGACCGTCGTTGTTTGGGTCTGGTAGGTCGGTGGGGGGGCCGCCCCCGGTGTTGGGGAAGGAATCCCCTGTACCAACTTCTGGTTTTGCTCGTAAAGTTGGCGTACCAATTCGGCAGTCTGCTTGGCGTCTCGTCCGACCAGGTAGTCGGGCACTCCGGTTTCGGCGGTGTAGCGAAAGCCCGTCTGCTGGAGACTAGCGTTTGTTCCAGAAGAAGGGGCTTCCGAGGTGGAACTTGGCGGGGTCAGGGGCGTCCCCGGATTCCCGTTTGGCGCGGTCATAATGCTCCTTGTTGAGTGATGCCAGACGTTCCGGCAAACTGAACAACTGATCCAACAACTTCAACCGGCCCAGGGCCACGGGCACCTGATCGGGTGTCGCGGCGAAGAGGGCGGTGACTTCCTGTTCTTCCTGTAATTCAAGCACCTGCCGATACGCTGGGAGGAAGCCCGGTTCCAGCAGGAATCCCATAAGGCGCTTGTAATCCGGCACCGAGAGTAGCCATGGGCTGGCCTCCGGGGCTCTGCTGCGCCGCTTGGAGCGCAGCCGAAAGATTCGGGAGGAGAGCGTCTGCATCCCGGACATCAAACTGTTCCAGCGTCCGGCCGAGGAATTCTCTGGCGGCATTGAACATCTCCAGGGCGACTTGTCCGAGTGGGGTGGGTCCGGCTTGCATCGCGACTTGCGCGAGTTGAATCAGTTGCGGCCCCCAATTGCCGAGCACCTGCAACAACGCCAGGTTCGACTGGCGCTGCAATTCTTTGTTGTTCGTACCTGAGGTGGCGGTCAACTCCACTCCCAGACCCGTTTCCACGCGGGGGTTGGGGAGCTGAAGCAATTCCTCGACATAGGATCCCGGTTGCTCGCCGAGGACCATGGCCGCGAGTTCGATATAGGCCGCACCCTCGGGGTTGTTTCTACGATTCCCGATTTGCTGCACGATGTTCTGAAGAGTCTGCAACCCAATGGGGCCGAGGGCATTCACCCGGAGATCCTGAATAATCATGTCGAATCTGGTATTGCCCTCTTGGAGCAAGGCTTGAATCGTCGTCGCGGGTGTTCGGGATGGCACGGCTCCGACCGATCCAAATTGCAGGTCCGTGAGCCCCGTTCGACTCTTGGCCCCCTCTTGCAGATAGCCGAGCAACTGGCTGATCTCCGGGGACTGCGGAGCCGCCAAGAAGACGGGTTTTAGGTCGGTGTCGGGATTCGCCAGGAACCACACCTTCCCCGGATAAATCGGTTCGTTGGGCAGGATGTTCGCGCCTTCCTTGGCGGCGATCATCGGGGCGTTCGTGAGGAGAATCTTGTCGATGTTGTAGTTCAACACATCGCTGACCGAGTGCTGCCACATGCTGGCCTGCTCACAGACCCCGATTCCCCAGAAGCCTTCGGCCCGGACGTAGCGCCCGACGTGATAGGGACGACGACCATGGGCGTAGGGGTGATAGAGGGCTCGGAGGATCGTGCGGGACTTCTCATGCCAGAGCACGACGATGTCGTCCTCAAACCCGTTTCCCGTGGTGTCGCAGCGGGCCCAGATTTCCCAGAGTTCGATGGGACGCCGCATTGGCCCTTGGCCCCAGGACTGCTGGTCTAATCCCATAACCGTCTGTTCGCGTTCGGTTGGGGCCGACTCCTCGTACTTCAAGACCTCTTCGGTGGCCTCAACGTCGAGATTGGGCAGGAAGGGCTCTTGGGCTTTGGACAGCGCCCGTAACTGTTCAGGTCGAAAGCGGAGACGTTCCGCTACCCAGGGAGCCCCACCCTGTGCGTCGGGTTCCACCGACAGCGATTCGGGGGGCACGACGAAGTTCGTTGCATGGACGTGGTCCACGACCGGCTGGTTCAATTGTCGGGTGACCCGCAGGCGGTTCATGTCCATGTCATAGCCCATGACGTTGTGCCGCTCGAATCGCCATCCTGACTTGTAGATGCCGGTCCCGATCTTCGTCATCTCCCCCAGGACGCGAATATTGACATCGTGCATCCGCAGCATTTGGGTTTCGATGTACTGGAGGTAGTCTTGGGCGGGTTTTGGCAGGGCGGCCCAATCGGCGTTCAGGGCGGTGACGGTCCAGAGGTTCGAGGGGGCGTGAATGGTGCGAATGAGTCGCGCGAGGATCGGATCGACATTCATCGCCGCGAGCGGGTAGGTTCTATTGGACGCCCCCTCAAAGGGGTGGCGGCGAAGGACTTTCGATTCTGGGGCGCGGTAGAGTTCCAGGTAATCGCGCCACGTTTTCTCCATGGGTTGCCGCGCCTGAATCGCGCGGGGCAACTCGTAGTCCATCCAGGTGCGGAAGTAGTCTTTCCGTCCCGCCTGCCACTGCACGCGGTCAGTCACCAGCCGTAACCATCTTTCTGCCTGGGTTCCAGTATTTGTCTATGATGCGCTGAGAGAGCGGCGCGTCACAATGCGCGCAATGGTATTCCGCTCCACGCCAATATCCACCGGCATCTACGAAATCCCCAATTTGGTGGAATTCGCTATCGCAGATTACCGGCTGCGGGGGATTCCACTGCACCCGATCAGTCATGTACAGAGACTCGCAAATGCGCTGGTCTGGAAACCACAGGAGAGGCATTGCCTGGTACCAGCAATCCAGTTTTGGGGGAAATCACCTAAACGACACCCAGTGCAAGGATAGCACGCCCCACAACCACATTTATGGTGGCAGTCGCATTGGCACATTGCGATCTCGGTCAACGACTCTTGCCCTTTTTCCCACCCGTTCGCCGGGACTCGGCCAATGCAATCGCAATGGCCTGTTTTTGTGGGCGACCCGAGTGACGGAGTTCGCTGATGTTGGTGCTAATCGTTTTCTGGCTGGAGCCACGCTTGAGAGGCATATCAGCGTACCGGATATTGACCGCGTTGATAGCGGATCTGCCGCTCCAAGGCCCGCTCGGCGACGCGCGTTTCTCCACGGGTCGCCAGGGCCCCTGTCATGCCACGACCATACTCACCCATGGCGCGAACCATGTTTTCCTCCTGGGCATACGCGGTCTTGACCTGACCGACGCGGGCGCGCAACCCAGCGGTTTGTTCCATCATCCCGTTGTGATATTTGTTCATGGTGTCTCCTTCACCACGCCGTGCGATCGAGGGGCGCGGTGACTTGTTGTGGATAGCCCCGTCGGGCGTAGTAGTCTTGCAGTTCGGCGGTCTTGCGATCCGCTGGATTGGGTCCGGGTCGTCCCACGACCGGCCAGCGTTCTGGCGCATACGCGAGCGCGTCCAAGAGGTCCTTGTAACGTGCGCCAGGCGTATAGGCGCGATATTCTTGGATCAAGTCTAATTGCGAGCGCTCAATCAGGATAGCCCCCGCCTTGAAGTAGGCGGCGAGTCCTTCGATCCGCACGTCCTTGTTCCGACCTCCGGGCGTCACGGTTTCGATGGCCAGGGGCAGGTTTCTTCGGAGGGCGCTGGACTGGACGTAGGCGATAAAGCCGGCCTGTTGGGCCACGCTTTCGATAAAGACCCGACCCACGCGGAGGCGCTGGGCGATGCTCAAGATGTCGTCTACGAGGTCCTTGGGGTCCACCCGCTGGGCTTTGGCTTCCAGCAGAAGGCGTTTTCCAGTCTGGAGATCACTGCCCACGACGATGATGGCCGCCCGCGCTCCTTTACCGGAGGCGGTGAAGGCTGGGTCTACGATCATGATTTTGGACAGGTCTTCCAAGCGGACGAAGTGCATCTTCCCCTCGTCGCCGAGGAATCCGACCAGTTGGGGGTCCATCCAGCGGAAGTAGCGCAGCCAGTCGTCCTGGAAGGTGCGGACGGCGGCATCCGTTGGGTTGTTCATCAAGTTGCACGCGAACAACTCTGGGTCGTCGTACTGGAGTTTCGCCAGCCGTTCCGCCGAATAGATCAGCGGATAGACCGGGATGCCGTTTTCCAGAGCCGCGGCCCGATACACCGCCATGTCTCCGACGCGGTAGACTTCGCGGCTGACGGTACTGCCGTCGGGGAGTTTGGCCGAGAGCCGATACCGTCTCGGCGTTTCTCCGTACCCGTACTGTTTTTCGATGTAGTCGTAGGTGTCGTCCCGCCACCACCGCGTGCCGTTGTAGCGGATGTAGGGGGCCGGCGTGGCTTGTGGGTTGAGGAGCAGTTTCAGTTCGTTGCACCAGCGGTTGACCCGCTCCATGATCTGCCACGCGCCGACGCGGGCGTTTTCCATGGCCTCTTTGGAGATCGGGTCGTCCACGATAATCACGTCGGGGTGCGTGCCGGTCACCGTCCCGCCGACCCCGATGGTGAAGAAGGTTGGTTCTGGTCGCCGGGAGGTGCGCCGGAGCATGGCTTTGGAGGTGGCCCAGGTGGTTTCGCCGAAGTCGGGCGGGATCACCTCGGGGAACAGCGCGCGGAGGAGATCGTTGGTTTCGAACTGGACCTTGATGGAGCGCAGGAACCCGTCGGCCGTTTCCTGGCGCTCATTGGCGATCATGATGGAGATGTTGGGGTTCTGACAGGCGAGTTGAATCGCCGCGCCCACGGTGCCGAGCGAGGTTTTCCCCGTGCCGCGGGGCGTCTCGCATTTCTGGATCGGGGCGGAGTCAATGTCGGGA